ATCTTTAATAACTTATTTTGAAAACACTCCAGAAGCTGCGAATAAAAGTGTTTATGAAGGTTTCAAAGGGGTCGATGTTGATTTATTTTTTCCTTATGATTCTAATGAAGAATTATATTTCTTGGACATAAAACACGATTCTATTTATAAAGACATAAATAAAATAGTGATTACGGCAGAAGGTTTGTATGAAAGTGCGCTTAATTATAAAGGCATGTTCATAAAATTAGATGAAAATAATTCTAAAACTTATAACGAAAAAAATATTTATTCTTTAACTTATAATGATGTTTTTTATTATCCTTCAACGACTTTCGTTAATAGAGGTTTTTATTTTTATACAGGAGCTAATGTAAATAGCTCTTCTTCTAGTGGTCCAATTGTTACTGGTCCAGTTTATATAGCGCCTGAAAATAGCCCAACTGGAGCTTCATCTTATTTTACTAGAAGTTTTTATTTTAAACCTGATTTAGATTATAACGTTAATTCTAAAGTAAGACTTTTTACAAATGATTTTAAAAACTCTACTAAAGAATATGAAAAAGATGGTATTAATTATAATTTGTTGGAATTTGAAGTAAAATTCTCAAAAAGAAGTAATAAAGAAGCATATGCTTTATTGAAGTTTTTGGATGATAAGGCTGGATTTAAGATATTTGATTATACTCTTTCTCAACCTTATAATAAAACAATTAGTGTATATTGTCCTGAGTGGAATCATAATTTTGATTTTGCAAATAATCATACAATTACAGCTAAGTTTATAGAATTTAAAAACCCTTTAAAAACTTCCACGGCTTTTAATACAATAATTACTTATACTTCATGAGTGCAGTAGCTTATAGAACTTTATTAAACACAACGCCAACAGGTTTTGGTGGATATACTGCCATTGTATTAACTAATAGTGGTAATTATCCTATTAAGTATACTTTGAGTATGTCTGATACAACATTTCAAGCTGGTACTGTTAGTACTGCTACAGCTTTGAATGCTAATTTGTATAATACTATTTTTGTAACTGCGGATTTAGATAAAGTATCTACAGATGTTGATTCTTACTCTCAAATAGTAAACACTAGTGATTCTGGAATATTTTATGTTGTTAATAAACCTTTTAGTACTTTTAAGGATTTAGCCAGTCGATCTACTGGTTTAGAATATGCAACTTTGAATATTAAATCAGAATCTTCTGTTGGCGATCTTGGAGATGATATAAATATATATATAACAGGGCAAAGAATAACTGGTTGCCCTGTGCCGCAAAGATTTGGAAAATTCTATGCTATTAAAGGGTATAATCGCGATGATGGAGTAAATTTAAATTGTTATTTTTCATCTATAAATAATTTGGATTATTTTACTGGTTATAATCTTGATTTAGCGACGGATACTTCTTTTTCTACTATTGTTAATTCTGTTTCAAAAATAATATCAAGTAATGATGATCCAGATTTACCTCTTTACGGAAAATATCATGGACTGTCTGGATATACATACTCTAACAAATTTACTAATTTAAATTTCAGTCAAAATTATTATGCAAGAGTTCAACCAGTAAATGCTACAGGTGGAACTGGAGCTTATAGTTATGCTACTGGTTTTATTGATAAAAATTTTATAATGGATGATGTTACTTATAGTGGTTTGCATCCTGCGCCGGGAGATGTTTTGAAAGTTTTACCAACTGGTTTATATTTAACATATAGATCAGATTCTGAAACTGATTTTGATATTTATAATTTTTTAATTAATTCTAATGAAGGTTCTGTGGATTTTGGATATTATACAGGAATAAACATAAAATTTTACCCTAAAACAGAAAATACTGTGGCTAGTTTTATTGCTAGTGATATATCCAAAGGTGCTGTAAATTTTGTTTATAATACTAAAGCGCCCATTTTATTTAACGCTAATCCTTCTGATAATGTTTTTAGATTAGAATTAGAATTTGAAAATGTATCTTTATTTGGAAAAGGTGGTTATGGCGCGACTGCAACTACTAGCGCGACAGTTGGTGGTCCAATTTTTAATTTAGATAATGTTTTAGATACATCTAATCCAAGCGCTATTAAAAAAATACAATACTATATATATAAAGATTTAGATAGTAAGTTTTATGCTGGTCCCGGTGGAGGTCAGTCTGTTGTGATAACTGATAAAAATAAAGTAAGCATTACTCTTGATGGTCCACAAGTAAATAATTTAACACACAAAGATTTTAGAACACCAAACTTAAAAGGAACTAACTAATAATTATATGCCAGTAACAATATCAAAAGATTCAGACATTATTAATGGAAAAGTTGTACCAGTTACTGTTGCTACAGAATTTTTAATTCCAGTTGCCCAGCCAACTAATGGCGGCACTACAGCCACTAATTCAAATGGTTTAACTAATTCTCAGACTACTAATAACACAGCTGTTACAGTTGTAGAAAATCCATCTGCAAGCCAAACTACAAATGGTGGGCAAGTAATTTCAACAAATTTACAAGGTAGTACATACGTTTCTAATGGTCCAGCGAATGATGGTGGAGGAATCAATAACCAAAGCACTAAAATAACATCTGATGATAAATTTCCAAATATTTATTTAAACATAAGAGAAAATACTTTTAGTAATAATTCTTTATTTTTTAAACTTGATACTGATTCGTTGTCATCTGTGTCTGCTGGAACACCTTCTAATACATGGACAGACAGTTCGGGGGTTAGCAATTTAATATTAACAGGTACAACTGCTAATTCTTTGCAATGTGTTTCAGCTTATGGTTTGAAATTTTATAAATTATTAGCTAATAAATCAATTACTAATGCTAGTTATGCAATGTCGCCAAATACTTATCCAACATATACTATTTTTGTATTTGCTTTGGCAAAAGCTGGGGGAACTTTAACTGAATTATTTGCTGGTAACACTTCTACTAATAGTGTTCATAAATTTGTAAAAAACGATTATCTGCCAAATAATAAATTTATTAATTTTGGAACAGTTGTAACAACCTCTGCACAAGAGGTAGCAAGATTTGCTTTTAATGCTTCAACTTTAAATGATCCTGCTTATCTTTTAAATATAAGTCCTAGATCTCAATTAGAGCTTTCGGCTTTAAGCCCTAACAATTCAAATGGAAGCGTATCTTTTTTCTATGGCAAAACTTATCAGGATTGGTTAAATACTAATTCTACAAATTATTGTAATGCTAAATATGAAAATTGTAAAATGTTTAATTTATATAATTTACCAACGAGCTTGTCAGCTACAACTACGCCTGTTGATGTTGCGGTTTATGATGGAACGTCAACGTCTTCATATAAAGCATTTTCATTATTCTTCGTTGAAATGTACACTTACATGGATGGAACAGTTGGAAACACTAATCAATACAATGGTTCGCAAAATTATCCATTTTATAATCTTAAATACGAAACTCTAGTAAATAGTGTGCCAGCTTTTTCTGCTAATATGGCTTTTGATCAAAAAGTTACTGTTCCATCCTCTTCTAATTATAATATTTCTTTAAGTAACAATACTTATAGTTCTGGAGGATCTAGGGCGGATATGTTTTTGTTTGACTATTTGCAAGGTGGAGGAAGAACGGTTTCAGAAATGAAAAATAATTCTAAAAAAGTTATTGAATCACTTGCATTTAAGTATAGAAATTTATTATTAAAATCAACAACTGATTTGCAAATTACAAATTCTACAAGTTCTTTAGCTTTTCCTCCTGATCTTTCTCATCCTTTTACAAATTTTTACGCAGTCAACAAGTAATAGAAATAGATTTTTAAACCCTTATAATTAATATGTCAAATATATTTACCTTACAAAATAATTTAGTCATTGATCTTTTTGAGATTAAGCTGAGTGATTTCGAAGGTTATTTTTTGTTTCATGGTTCTAAGAATTTAACAAAAGACGTTGTTTTTCAGGGTCGCACTTATCTTTATATACCATCTGAGATTTCTAATTTAGAATACAATTCAGAAGGAAAACAGAACCGCCCATCACTATCTATAGCTAATGTTAACAATTATATTTCTAATATAATTAAAGATAGAAATGATTTTCTAGGTAAGCGTTTTTATAGAAAAAAAATATTAGCAAAAGATTTGGATGATTCTAATTTTGGTGGCGCTAATAAAAATACGTTAGGTACAAACTTTTTTACTGATTATATTTCTTTAGATACTTATATAATTCATAAGAAAAATAATGAAACTAAAGAAAAAGTAGATTTTGAATTAGCTAATATATTAGATATTGATGGTTTAACTTGTCCTACAAGAAAAGTTTATAATAACACATGTCAATGGCAGTATAGAGGTTGCGGTTGTAATTATGGAAAGTTCTATGGATATTCAGGGCCAGTAATGAAAGTTAAGCAGATACAATTTTCAACATTATCATCTGTAACTTCGAATACTACATTGTTTGGAACTTTTCCAACTCTTTCTACTCACTTATTGGCTGATACTGGAGTTACTTTTACAGGCACAATTGATACAACGAAGAATAACGTAAAAACGACTTGGCCTAAATTAACAGCTTGGGCTGATCAATCTGGAACGTCTAAAACTGTAACTCTAGGAGGAGGAGGAAGCCCCAAAAAATACACTAATACTGGACGTTTAAATAATAAACAAGGTATTTTATTTAATACTACAGATTCGTTATATGTAGTAAAAGATTATAGCGCAATAAATACTACTGTTTTTTATGTTAGTGAAATGGTTGACGCAATCAATGTTGGTGGTCGCATGCAAAGAGGTTTACAGGCTGCATATAATGATTGTTTACTGGGATACATGGCAAAGGGGGGTTCTAGTTATGCAGATTCTGTTTATTTTCAAAATGCTGGCTCTCAATTTTATTGTGCTTATGGAAGCGTAAAAGCGCAATTAAATAATCCAATTGTTTACGGTTTAGTTAATCAATTAAATACAACAAATAATTTATTTACAAAAAATGGTGAAATAGTTAAATCAAACGTTCCCCCAACAACTTACACATCATCTAACTTTAATTATCCAAGTATAAATTTTGATACAACTATTCTTCCATCTCATCAATATAGTGAAATTGTTTTATATGAGTTGATAATTTTTGAAGGAACATTAACCAAAAAACAAGTTGATGCAGTAAATAATTATTTATGCACCAAATATTCTATTCCTTATTCTTCTGCTATTTCTTATTATGAAACAAAAAATAGTGCAGATTACTTTACTGGGAATTATGCTCAGGAAGGCAATTTAGGAATACCAATGGCAGATGAAAACAATAAAACATTCTTAGCCACAGCAAATCCAACTGTTTCTAAATTTGATAGTTATAGTTTAGATAAAATTAATTATAAAGGCGACTACGATCCTAACACTTTATATATCAGAGGAGATTTCGTAAAGATAGATGCAAATATAGATTATGATTTTAATGAACCTTTCATACAGAAAAACAACGAAACACCTTCCAAGTTTTTCGTTTTAATAAGCGAAAATTCAAGCGGTAAAAATCCTTTCAATGACACTATCAATTGGAAAGAAGACAAGTGTTCAAAGACATTAAATGGTTGTAGTTTAAGATTTTCAGATTTAGGAACTCTTCCGTTTGGAAGTTTTCCCGGCACAGTTTCTTATGAATACAGACTTCCCGGTTAATGCTGAATTGCTAGATGAACTAAGAGAATTGTCAATAGCTTCGAAAATTGAAGTTTGCGGTTTTATCATACATAAAGATAATAATTGTTATTATAAATCGTGCAAAAATCTTCATCCTGATGGATCAAATTTTTTTGTAATTGATCCTAAAGAATGTGTTTTTGAAAATAGTATTTTATTCCATAGCCATCCACAACATGTAGATTTAGATGGTTTTTCAGAATGGGACCTTGAAAATCAACAATATTTCTGCTTACCAATGTTATTATATAGTGTAAATAGAAATGTATTTTATTATAAATCTATATGATAACTGTAAAACTAGAAGGGTCTCTTGCTAAAGATTTAGGAAAAGATTGGGAATTAGATGTGGAATCAGTTTTTGAAATATTCCAAGCTTTTAATGCTAACTTAGATAACTTTTCAAAAATTTTCGCTGATTGGCAAAAATTGTTTAGTCATTTTATAGTATACATTGATGGAAAAGCGATGCCAGCGCATCTCTTGAAAAGTAAAACGTTAAAAAATAAAAAAGAAGTATCTATAGTTCCTATTGTTCAAGGTGGAGCAATCATAACTCCAAATTTAATTTGGATAGGTTTAACTCTTATGGTTTTATCAATTGTTTTGATGTTTGTTCTAAGCCCTAAAGCTCCAAAAGATATAAAAACAGATTCTACTATTATTGGTGGAGTAAGAAATGTTTTGAATAGAAATATTGTTATACCAATAGGATATGGTAGATTAAGAGTAGGCAGCGCTGTTGTTTCTAATGATTCAAGAGTAAAACAAATAATGGTAAACAGCAATCCTACAGTTAATTATTATAATGGAGTAGCTTATTCTGTTGATACAAGTCAAGTACCTTATAGTTTATAATTATGGCTGATATAATCGTAAAACCTATAACTCTTTCGGTTTCAAAGGTTTCAGTTCCAATTAATGATAAGGAAATGAAATTGGAAAGCGATGAGTATTTTTTCGCAACTGATGTCATTTGTGAAGGACCAGTTGAAGGATTGGTAGATAAAGATGGTAATTTGCTAAAATATATACCAATAAATACTTATAATGATATAGTTTTAGGTAAGGGTCTATATTATAATGATGTTCCATTAATAGATACAAAATTAAAAAAATTAAATTTTAATGCTACTGATTTTCATATTTTTTATGGAAATGAATTTGAAAATATTGGTGAGTATCCATCAACAATTTATAGATATTCTCAGACTTTGTATTTAAATGAAAATGATTTCGCCACAAGTTTTAATGTTTTAGTTGCTCCAACTGATGGTTTATTTGCTTTTACTAAACTTAATGGTCAGTATTCAATAATTACTGCCCCAGACACTTTTAGAGATAAAATTGTTACTAAGTTTTCTTTAGGATCTAGTTTTGATAGTTTGGTTGCCACTTTAGATTCTGCAAAAAATTCTTGTTTAGAGTTCAGTCATAAAATAGTTAATAAATATGCTGATCAATTAGGTGTACAAATTCGTTTTGATCAACTTTTTAGTTCTAATAAAGGAAATACTGGTAACATTCAAATTTTATTAGCAATTGAATTATCTCAAGATTATAGTAGCGATAGAACTTTTATTGTTTATGAAAAAGATGGTGTTTCTAAAGCAGGGTTTGTTGATGAAATAACGATAAATTTAAATTTAGATGCAGAAACATCTAATAATTATTATGTCAAAGTTTATCCATTGACTCAAAAAGTACAACCAACAGATGTTAGTCGTTATATAAATATATCGGTAGCTTCTGTAATTGAAAGAGTTAAAACAAGAGGAACCTTCGCTTATCCTTTCACTGCTTGTATTAGAACAGGGGTTAGTTCGCGACATTTTAAACAAGATCCTGCTAGAACTTTTGATTTAAAACTTTTAAAAATCAAAGTCCCTTCTAATTACGATTCTGAAGCTAAAGAATATACTGGCAATTGGAATGGTGTTTTTGATTCTTTTTTAAGGTGGACAGATAATCCAGCATGGATTTTTTACGATATTTGTACTAATAGCAGATATGGAGTTGGCAATGGAAACATAATTGAAAAAGACCTTAATAAATGGGAGCTATATAAGATATCTAAATATTGCGACGAGTTGGTAAAAACATCATATCCGAAAGCATTTGATGAAGATTCTTTTTCTATAATTCCAAGCCCTGACGAGAAAGATCCAAATGTTATTTACATAGCAAAAAATAACAGAGATTTAGAAACATTTAAAACTCAATATCCTCCTGTTTTAGAAGCTACAAAATATGCTGTTAAAAATGGTGGCGCTTCTAACTCTATTGTTTATTTGTATGATTGGAAAAATGATTCTGGAAATTTAGACGCAAATTGTAAAAAAATAATTTGGAGCGTAGAAGAAAAAGGCGGCGGTTTTAGGGTAAAACTCATAAACGATTTTGGACCAAGAAAAGTTTTAGAAAAAGAGCCTTCTGGCGATTTGTTTGCAAAATATGTTGATTCTTTTTTCATAAACGCATCTTCACAAAATGCTTTATCTTATATCATTTCTAGAAGTGAATCTAATACAGAAAATGGTGCTAAAAGCTTCATTCTTCAATGGTATGCTGATAATTTCGCTAAAAATGATTATGTAAATAACATTATAAATGCTCCTGTTTTTGGAAGTGCTATTTCGGGCGCTAATATCAGAGGATCTTGTTCTCCAAGAACTTTAAATTATAGAGATGCTTTAGAGCCTAGATTCTGTGCAAATATATATATTGACAATGAAACTGAATGTTTAAAATTATTAAATGATATTGCTTCTACTTTTAGAGGTTTAACTTATTATAAAAACGAATTAATTACAACAACAATAGATGTCAAAAAGCCTATTTCTTATATTTTTAATAATAGCAATGTAAAAGAAGGAACATTTTCATATGCTAATGGAAGTTTAGATGGAAATTACACAGTTGCAAAAGTACTTTACAAAGATAAATATCAAAATCATACTGAACAAGTAGAAATAATAGAAGATTCTAAATTGAAACATAATTATGGTATAATCACAAAAGAAATACTTGGTTTTGGCGTTACTTCTAAAGATCAAGCGAGAAGAATAGGTGAGTGGCTTCTATTAACAAATAGATTTGAAAATCAAACTGTTACTTTCACTACTGATTTGCAAGGTTTGCTTTTAAAACCTAGTGATGTAATTCAGATACAAGATCAGTTTAAAAATGACTCTACATTACAAGGTCGCGTAACATCTGTGAATTATACAGATAGTTTTATTACAGTTGATAGAAAATTAAACCTTAATTTAACTGGTCAAAAAATTAAATTCTTATTTGATAATCCTGTTTTAACGAATGATGATTTAAATAATAAATCAGAAGTTAGTGATTCAGATATTGAAAAAACTAATCGTTTAAGCGTAGTTGAATTACAAATCTTAAGAATAGAAAATAATACTAACAGAGTTTATTTTGATACGAGTTATAACTTCCAGTTGTTTAATTGTATTATTAATACCACTCCTTTTATAATTCAAGACATAAATTCAAATACCGATACTTTATATAAAATAGTTTCTATATCTGAAGTAGAGCAGAATGAGTATTCTTTATTTTGTATTAAACATGATAATGCTAAGTATGATTTCTTAGATAATAATCAGTTTTCTGTAAATACCACTACATCAAATAACACTGTTTCCTTTTCGGACGCGCAAACAATAAAAGAAATAATTCTTCCTGATTTTGGCGCAACATATTTTCAAACAAAAAATTATAGCCTCAGTCAAGTTGCTGGACTGAATGTTGATTATAGTTTTAATGAAAATAAATCTTCATTATCTTATAACGCTATAAAAAATTATGTGGTTCTAATGTTAGACTTTCCAACGATGATTGCTAATTTAACTACTATAGGGAATTCTGCTTATTCTTTAGCTGTTTCTGACGTATTAAAGAATGGTGGCGGTATTTTATGTAAAATCAATTATAGAAACCAATCTATAAAATTTACTGTTTCTTTTGATTCTAATAAATTGATTAGAGTGTTTTTGGGACGTTATGATGGCGCAAATATACAAGGACAATCTTTGATATCTGCGATTTCTGGAATAAAATTGTATTTATATAATAATAATAAACAGATAATTGAGGTGTAATATACAATATGCCGATTATTACGTCGCTTAATAATACAGCTTATAGCAAGTTTTCAATAGAAAATTTCGAGATTACTAATCTTAATTCTTTTACAGAATTAGATTATACGTCTTCTCCTTTGTCTTATGGTCTGTCATTGGAGGATAAGTTTGTAACAGGCGATATTGTACAAAGTGCTTTGCAGGTTAGTTTAACAATCAAAGATCCTACCACAAACAAGTTAATCAAAAATGGATCGATTGATTCAGATGTTTTTTCAGGTATTAAGGTAGATGTTTATACCCCAGATAGACAATACATAAATACTTATATACAAAATACCAATAGTACGGTAATTAATATAAGTAGCTCTGAGCTTTCTAATTTAATTCTTGGTTACACAGGGTCTTCTGGCGTAAACAATTTAAGAACTTTTTATCTTGATTTCAAAACATATGATAAAACAGGCAATGCTGATGCTTACTATTTTTTAGTTAATTATCCTCAAGTAGAGATCACTGGATTTCAAATAAACAATACTAATCCAGTTTTAGTATCTCCTTTAGTTAATAATTACAACTACGTCAAAAATATTGATATTTATGGCGTTCCAAACAAATCAGTTGTTCCTACAGAAGATGGTTTTTTTCAATCTTCTAGCGGCATTTTTAAAACGAATTTTGATTACGAAAATAATAGACAACAGCAAACATTTAATATACAAAAAGTTTCTTTTATAGATCCTTCTTTGGAAATCGCTTTGCCTTATAACATAGTTGCTGTTCCAAATGATTATTTTTATACTGGCGCATATTATTTGACTTCAGGGATAAAAACTTCGTATTATAATACAGACGCTGTTCCTGAAAACATTAGCAATATAACTGGTTATGTTTCTTGTGATCAAAATGTTTTTGATAAAAGCTTAGATCTTAAAGCTGTTGTTAAATGGGATGCGGTCCAAACAACAAATCCATTAACTTTTGAAACTTATGTTTATGAAGATGGTGTTGATAATGCTTCTTATATTTTTAATTCTACAAATCCTGTAGTAGAAAGTATCAGTGATATAGTTTTTGGTACAGGTTCTGGAGTAATAAGAAATACTTTAAAATCTAACTATTATTCAGGAAATACCCCAGTATTTTCTAAGTATGGAACTTCTGGTATTCAATGGGAAGATCATACTTTATATATTGATAATTATTATTCTTTACCTTTAGGAACATATCCTACAAATATAGATTCTAAATATGTAACAGAAGTAAGAATACCTAAAGGAGTTTCTACTGGTCCAGAACTTTACTTTGTCTATACCTATGAAACGTCAAGTAACTCTTTTATAATAAAACCAAGCGGTGGTCAATACACTGGTAGTATTTATACAGGAACATATACTGGCGCACGTTATAATCCTGCTGGAGTTAGTAGTTTAGAATATACTAATTTAGGCGCAGGTTCTGCAACAGATCCCGGCGTTGGTAATTTAAAAAGTGATTTGGCACTTTCAGCAACCGCACTCACAGAAATTTATGTAGACGCTACTGATTATAATAGTTTTAGTTTTGCAAATTGGGAACCAAGTATTGCTAGTACGCAATATTATATAAAAGTTTCTAAGAAAACAGATTCTTCTGTTTATAGAATTTTTTATGTTGTTGATGTATTAGTAAATGGTGGTTGGTATACAATTCAAGTAAGTAATTATGATCAGAAAAACATATCTTCTTTTGCAACAAGCGATCAAATATTAATTACTCCTTATAGTATTTATCCTTCTACTACAAGTTACGAAACTGGAATACTATTAGCAAAAAGAATAACTGGTTCGTCTAATTTTGTATTTTCTCAATTTGAACCAAATGTTAAGATACCAATTAAACCTAATAAGAACTATGAAATAAAAACCCGCGCATCTTATCAAGATGGCAGCGTATCAGATTTCTCAGATACGATAAGATTTCTTTCTGGTCAGGTTTATGATTTAGTAACTGGTGTTACTAACAATAAATACGTTATTGATGGTAATGGTATAAGTGGATATATACCAAAATTCACAGATGCGGATAGTATTGGTACAGGAACATTATATTACAGTGGTAGTAATAATATTGTTTTTACAGAATTGCCAAATACTACTAATACAACTGGTTTGTATTCTTTAGTTGTTGAAAATAATATAATAAAAAGACAGATAATTACTGGAACATCAGTAGGTACTAATGGAACAAGTGGAACATCAGGAACTTCTGGTTCAAGTGGTAATTCAGGAACTCTCGGTACTAGTGGAACGAGTGGAACAAGTGGAACTGCTGGTTCAAGTGGATCTTCTGGATCATCTGGAACTTATGGTTCAAGTGGAACAAGTGGATCTAGCGGAACTAGTGGAACTAGCGGTTCAACTGGCA